GCTGGAGCTAAGTACTCAGTAGGAATGTTAGTCGGTACACCTGCACCACCTGTATTAGCAGATGATTCGATGAATTGACCTAAACCACGAAGCTTGTAAGGTATAGCACCTGTTTCTGCTTGAGTTTCATTGTCTGATAAGATTGTAGCCTCAATGTCTCGTTTTAGCTCACGAATTGCTTTAGCTTCTGCTTGAGCAATTTTAGCTGGGCCAACTGAGTCAACTGCATCCTGAAGATCAGAAACCATAAAGTCTCTGCGGAACTTCTGAACATAGTTACCAAGTCTTGCACGAGATGCAAATTGGTCTGTGAATGCTGTAACATCAGCGCCCTCAGAGATACCTGTAGTAGCTGGGGATGCCAATGAATCGACTGTCCACTCAACAAAAGTAGCATTTGCTTTCTGTTTGTTAGCGGATGAAAGAGCTGGTGTTTCTTCGGGAGCAAGGATAGTTAAGACATCTGTCAAATCCTCACGATTAGAAACACTAGGCCCTTGTCCTGTCACTGGTGATAGTGCAGGATTAAATGTATCTGAAATAGCCATTTTTTAATTGGGTTGTATTTATTTATTTTGCGAGTTGTTTTGCACGATAATTGACATAATCATCTCTATTCCCAGTTGCCTTGAATCTATTGGATAGGTCAGTTAGAGCTTTTTTATTCTTTCCAGTACGAGATACCTTGGGTGCTGATGAAGCACTTGTCCTTGGTGGTGTTAATTGAACACCTGAAGGAGAGTCTTTTACAAGTCTTCTTCCATATATACTGTTGGCTGCATGAGCCATTAAATATGGAAGTTGTGCTGAAACATCCGGGTCAACAGATTCTTGAAGTTTTTTAAACCTCTCATCGGAAACCATTGATTCGTATTGTTTTCTTGTATCGTTATCTTCACCGCTTAACCAAGGCAATTCATCAATTGCTTGTCTTTGGAAACTTTCGGCTGCTTGTTTGCTTTGCTCTACGAACTGAATATTTTTTAACTGATCTGGTAAAAAAGAATCACGAGATTTTCTCGCTTGTAATAAACTTTTGCGAACTTGCGCTTTAGTTATTTCTTTTCCTTCTACCTCTGTTACAACATCGTCTGCTGAGTATCCATCTGCTTCAAATAAAACATCTTCAGCCCATTCAATAATATCATTAACCTCAGATGACTTAGCTTGTAAGTCTTCTATTGTTTTAATACTAGAGTAAGGATTGTCTTTTATTTCTTTTGGTTTTGATAAGACACTATCATTGCTCAACTGTGATTGTAACTCAGCCAACTTTTCTTCAGCCGCTTTTCGTTTGGCAGTTAACTCACCATAACGAGCAACAGCTTTGCTACCTAGTTGTTCTGATAACTCTCTGAGTTCTCCTTCGGACATTTCGTCCAAGTTGTACTTTGAAAGAACATCTGTTGATTCTGCTTCCTCAACTTCCTCAACCTCTGGAGATTGTGCTATCTCTTCAGTTGGTTCACTTGATTCCACTTCCTCTTCAGCTAACTTTTGGACATCCTCACTAGGAGTTTGTCCTAACCTTAGACCTGCGAAGGACTCTGGTGATATATTGTCCACAGTATTTTTTTCTGACTCTGCGATGTCAGGAGTGATTTCATCTGTCATAATTTTCCACTTTCTTTGCGCCAAAGCGATTGCGAATAAATTTATTATAACACACTAGCCAAACCTTCTTTTCAAGGTCTCGAAGTCAGCCATTTGTAATAACTGATCGTATGCAAGAATCTTTCCACTTACTTGATGTAAGTTGTCATAGTCTGCTTTATGTAATTCACCAATAGATTCTTCTCTTAGTTGGTGTATTGTATTTATGAAAGTATAAAAACTTTCGTGATTCGATAGTGCTTCTAGTGCTTTTTCTAAGTCCATATTAAATATTTTGAGTATCTATTTCTCCCATAGCCGCTGGTTGTGTGCCTATTCTACCTACTTGTGCATTCTGTTGTTGTTGCATCATGAATGTGTACTGACCGATATACTTCTCTAGTCTAGCCGCAAATGCTTCATCTTGTGATGCTCTTTGTTGGATATCCGGTTGAGATGTATATTGTTGTATTACTTGCATTGCAATCTGACCACCATTAGGTCTAGCCGGCATTTCAATACCAGCAAAAATCTTAGATAGATCGTCAGTAACTTGTTTGACTACTTGTTGCATTGAATCTTCTACTGGCTGTAGAATCTGATCAGCTAACACCGGATCAACAGAGTTAGCGATAACTGTTAGTAAATTGTCTACATTGATGCGACCATTCCTATCCAATGCAGTTAGTGCTTGTATCTGAGCTAATTTCTTTTCTTGTGTTTCAGGATCAGTATTAAGTACATCGTAGGAAATGGTAACATCAAAATTTTCATCAGGATTACCTTTACCAAATGTCTGAGGATCAGGTGATCCAGTTACCCTAAAGAAAACACTATCGGGACCGAATCTCTGGAAACACTTGTATGCTAACTTAATAACATCAGCAGAGTGTTTTAAAAATTTATTTACTAAGAACTGTAGCTTGAGTTGACTAATAGGTGATTCATCTAATCCCATCAATCTGTCAGCTTGTGCTTGTAATGTTTGTTCTATCTCTATTGATCCAGTAGGAGGTGGTGGTGTTGGGCCGAAGTCTAAGTCACCCTTTCTACGATAAGGTATGTAGCGCCCGGGACCATAGTCAGTTGGAGCTTGTCCAACAGGATGTATAATCGGCGGCAATGTAGCCAATGAGTTGGTTCTGTATACCACGAAGAAGATCAGGAGCAGTCATTGTATCATACAATCTCTTTGAATCCTCAGAAAACTTAGTTACAACAATAGGATAATCTTCATATCCATTGAGTAACTCATGTATCGCATAAGCTGGTACATCATCATCTCCGCTAAATTGTTTATGGAACACAGTAAAATAGATTCCTTCTGAACCATCCTCTGGGTCAATCAATCGCTGATATCCATAAATTAATTCTATAAGTTCTTCAGCTTCGTAGCCATAGTCTTGAATTAAATTACTTCTACGACCTTCTTGCTGCTTCTCTATATCTAAAACATCTACACCACGATAGTTCTCAATCATTTCCTCTACGAACTTAGCATCCCATCCATCTGTGATTACTTTTTGTTCTAGCTCTTGTGGTGTATAAAAATTTCTCCAAAAACAATATGGTGCTTTCTGTGGGTCAGTTACATATGGTGGAAAGAAAAAGTCAAAGTCCGGAGCTAGTGTTCTAACCTCTGGAGCATTTACTGTTCTCTTAACAATTGGTAACTCAGCTTCACCCTTATCTTTTAAATCAGCTAGTGCTTTAATTGCTCTCTTCTCTGATAGTCCTTCAAATGTTTGTTGTAACAATGCTACCAAAGCCATCTCTTGTTTTCCATCTTGTATTGCTTCAGCAATCTCTGGAGACATTTGTGCTATTTGTACAATATCTAACTTTTGTAAAAACTTACGATCTTCTCGCTGCCAACCAACATGAGTGATTAGGATACCTCTCTCTAACAAATAGTTAGCCCCTAGCTCCATCTCTTTCTCAAAGCGATCAATATAGCCAGAGCTAATCATCCATTTCAAGAAACTACCAACAATCTTAGAACGAGCTATGTCTGTTACCTCTACCGGAAATGCAGATACATTAGCTTTATTTAAAGAAGATATTACTAATGCAACTAATCTTTGGATTCTCTCATCAATAACATGAGCCTCCATATCGGATGCACCTTCCCAAGGAAAAGCATCTGCTCCATGCTTTCTATGATCTCGACTCTTACCCGCCCAATAGTTTCTGCGGTTGTCGTAAGAATCTCTACATAAATCAAAGTATGGCTCTAATTCATTTACTGTTTGCTCATAAGCATTTCGTAAATGATCAATGTTTGGTTTGCCACTATGGTATGTGAGTGTTTCAGAAATATCAGCTTCTTGCATATCGTATTATTTTAACATTGGTATCAACCTATTCGTGGATCAAGCATCAGATATACATCCTCTTCTATCTCCTCTACATTGATAAATTTATCTCTTTTTAACATATGAGCGAACTTTCTTGGTAGCTCTACTTTTACTACACCATTTTTTTCTTTGATGTGAACAAAAGCAAATCTAGGGTTTGGGGCCATGTTTCTGATCCTACCTC